ATTTCCTGCGCCGGTGAGTATTCCGTCACGCTCCAGACCGGCGGAGATTTTATCTATGCTGTAACCGTCAAGGTATTCACGGTAAATTCTCCGCACTACCTCTGCCTGCTCCGGGTCGATCACAAGTCTGCCGTTCTCGTCCTTGGTATAGCCGAGGAAGCGGCTGTGGTTGACCTGCACTTCCCCACGCTGATAGCGGAACTGCAAGCCGAGTTTCACATTCTGACTAAGCGATTGTGATTCCTGCTGTGCAAGCGAAGCCATTATCGTAAGCAGGACTTTGCCCTTTGCGTCCAGCGCGTTGATATTCTCTTTCTCAAAGAACACAGGGATATTCCTGTCCTTAAGCTGACGTATGTATTTCAGGCAGTCAAGCGTGTTACGGGCAAATCGGCTTATGGACTTTGTGATAATCATGTCGATTCTGCCGTCCATACAGTCGGCTATCATACGGTTGAATTCCTCACGCTTTTTGGTATTCGTGCCGGAGATACCGTCATCGGCGTAAATACCCGCAAATGCCCACTCGGGATTTCGGGTAATCTGCTCTGTATAATGCGACACCTGGGCTTCGTAGCTGGTCGCCTGCTCATCGCTGTCCGTGCTGACGCGACAGTACGCAGCCACCCGAAGCTTTGGTTTTTCCGTTTCATTCTGCTGTGAGTTAGCCCGCTGGGGTCTTGCCGGGATTATCGTTATGTTACTCAATGTTCGTCACCTCTGTCTTTATCAATCCATACATATATTCTGCCTGCCGAATGGGATCCTCGAAGTAATCCGCTGCGCTGATAAATGTGAACCGCACAGGGACATTCACCGACCGTTCTTTTCTTACATGACCGTTTCTGCCGAGCCGTTCAGCACGGCTCTGAAGCGCAGCGTATAGGAAGATTCGGAATAGACACGCACCTTGTTTCCACGGATACGCATCTCGACTGTGTACATGGATGGATTGGTACGAAGGTCGGCATTTGCCGTCCGCTCTATGGTCTGGCTATAGCTTCCAAGTAGCGTGCTGTCGTTATATAATTCAACGGCCTGTGTGTTGTAATTCAGGCAGCAGAATAGATCACCGCAGAATACTCCGGCCTTGCCACTTCCTGTCGCAGGGAAGACCAGCCTTGCCCGCAGGTGAATATCGGAAAAGCCGTCGTATCGCCATGCGAGCTTTCCGGAGCCGTCAAGCTGGGAGTAGACGCGGCTTTCGGAATATTCATCTTCGTGCCATACCGTCCAAGAGCCTGAAAGGGTCGTCCAGTAGTTTGTTTGCAGCACACCGTAGTCCCGGAAATCCTCATACCAGATAAGGGCAGAGTCCGGCTTTCGCCTCAGCATTTCGCAGGTGAGCTTGAAAGCTCTGTCCAGCTGACACTCGTTGCCGTCCACGTCGATAAAGTGGCGTGGAGAGAGCGTAAAGGTCGCAGTGCCCGCAGAGGGAGCCTCCGAAAAGCTGCCTTCCATGAAGTCGTAGACCTGCGGAAGCGCCCAAGGCACCATGTCGTAATCGTCCCAGTATGCGAGGATCGGGATGAAGGGCTGCGGTGGAACATCGTCCGTGAAGTTGTATTGTCCGGTCATCCAGTTCTTTGCCGCATAGTAGGTATTTGATGTGCCGCGATAGGTTTTACCGAGGTTTGCAGGAAGATTATAAATCTGCCAGTTCCAGCCGTATGCAGGAAGGCCGAAGAATATCTTCTCCGGATTCATGACCGTGACCGCGTAGTCGTAAATGCCCTCAAGCCAGTCCCTTGGAGAGACGGCTCCGGGAGCAGAGCCTGCCCACGCCATGCCATAGCTCATGATGGCTGCCGTATCGCAGTAAGCGTTGAGGTCGCCGTAAACGCACCAGTTTTCACCTCCGACCGAGCCGTTGATGGAATTCATACACGGCAGGCGTATATTCATGAGTTTGCTGCTGTCATAATCTTTTACTGTGTTATAGATATTCCGAAACATCGCCGTAGAGGCAGCGTGCGTGGAATATCCGTCGCCTTTCTCAAGGTCAATGTCGATGCCGTCGCGCCACGGGTATTTTTCCATAATGCGGACGATCTCCGAAAGGAAGGTATCCTGAGCGCCGTCGGTGTTATCCCGGAGAGCTGCAAAGATACTGTTCGTGCCATCGTTGGACATAGTCAGCAGCCATTTGATGTGTGGCCATCGGTTGATGTATGTCAGCATATTGGAAATAGCCACGCCGCTTTCCGTGATGATACCGGTGCGCGATACCTTAAAAGAAAAGAGACCCACCTGTGACAGGCGGTCTCCATATGCGGCAAGTGCCTGATACATTCTGGAATTGCCCATGAATGTCCAGGCCATGCACTTGTGGCCTTTCAAATAATCATAGCTCACAGGGCATCACCTCCGTCCCGCATTTCCTGAAATACTACATAGATTCGAGCCGATTTTTTTATCCTCGACTGTGATCGGGTGCTTGCTGTCACCGGCAGCAGAGTATTGAAAAAAGCCGTTCTTGGCTATTGCAGCGCCGTTCTTCAGGCACTCCCTTGTAGAAGCGAAAAGGTCAAATTCATCACCGGCAGTCGCTGCTGCTTTGAAAGTTGCCTTATGGGCACCTTCACCCAGCGCCAGTGATATACTCCCGGCAGCCATTGCCTGAATCGGATAGACCTTGTAGTCAAGACCGGCAGCAGTGGAGCCGATATTGAAGATGACGCAGGTTGCAGCTGAGCGGACGATACCGTTATAAAATCTCTTGTCTGCTTTAGCGTCATCGCCATCATATTTTTCCAGAAGTGTTTCGGTATTGATGACAAAGCCTGTGACTTTATCACCTTCCTGCAGCATCAGGTCGGTAAACCAGACTGAACCGGTGCAATCTGTGATGGTGGGCTTCACCGTAATGTTTATGACGCGCTTATTCTGCTTTTTTGTAATTGTCTCTGTAAAGCGTGTAAACTCTGGCATTTATCCGTCCTCCGTCCATTGAATTTCTGATACATGGCCTACCCAGCCGGTTGCGATGGAGCCGCCTTGCAGGAGCCCAGCTTGTCAAGCCAAGTGCAACATATTTTTATATTTTTTGATAAACTCAATGTGAGAAAGGTAACCAAGGCATTTGCGAGGTCTGTTATTTATCAAGGAAACAACAGAATCCAGTTGTTCCTGTGGCAGTTTGCGGAAATCAGTTCCTCTGGGAAAGAAAAAGCGAATCAGACCATTTATATTTTCGTTGCTTCCTCTTTGCCAAGGAGAATGCGGATCAGCAAAATATACCTTTAAATGGTTCTCCCTTTCAATTTCTTTGAAGCCGTTAAACTCTGAGCCATTGTCCAAAGTCAAAGTAATCGGCTGTATCAATTCCGACACTTTTGAAAAAGCGGTCGAAAAAGCATTGTTGATAACAGATATAGTTTTATCTTCACACTTAGCCGCAACAAGCAAGCGTGAACATCTGTCAATCGCTGTTACTAAGTAGCCTTTTCCGACAGAGCCGTAAATCGTATCGCCTTCAAAATCACCTAATCGAGTACGGTTATTTATATCTATCGGTCTGTCGTGAATCGAGTTTTCAAGAAATCGTGTGTAAGATTTCTTTTCGCTGTTGTAAGGCTTTGCCTTTCTTCTGAAATGCGTATTCGGCTTGATTCCCGGAAATTGTCCGGTTCTTACAGCTCGGTAAATTGACGAAAACGATAGTCTTGTTGAATGTTCAACATTCCATCTGCCTGCAATAATCTCAGGTGACCAATACTTTAATAACGCTTCATGAGTAAATCTGTACATTTCGCTGTCTGTCAGCAAACGATTCTTTCTGTGACTGTTTTTTCTTCGGCAGATGTACTTGACGTTTGCTCCCCAGGCATGATAATGCTTTTTCTTTTTGCTCCAGTTGCGTTTAATTTCTCGGCTTATTGTCGACGGGCTTCTTCCGAGTATTGATGCGATTTTTCGCATACTTAATCCCTCTGAAAAAAGTTTTTGTAGACAAATTCGTTCATCTAGTGTAAAATGTGTGTAGGACTTCATATTGACCTCCGTGTTTTTGTATTTGTGGTTATTTACATTTTACACTAAAGTTGATATGAAGTCTATCTTTTTTCTGTTGCACTTGTTATTATAATCTGCCTACCGTTGCCGTCCGGGAGAGGCTGATCCAGAGAAGTAATGTCACCTCCTGCATGGTATTCGCAGCCGATGCAGTCGCCGTCACATTTCCAGATGAAGCGGTAAGGACACATGCCCCTGCCGTGATCCTGCTCTTTGTGGCGAATACGGTCGGCTTCCTTATAGAAAGAGTCGTGCTGAGCTTTGGTGACCGGCACTTTCTCGCCGGTGCTTCGAACGTAGATAAAATAGGTCTTCTGATTGTCATTGTTTTGCATAATGAAAGCCCTCCTTCGGCTTTTGCCGAAATGGAGAGCTCCAGACATGCAAAACCATACCACAGGTGTGAGGGCATACCGAAGGATTACTCCATTTCGGCTGCACCTCACTTCCGGTGATCGGTACAGTATTTGATTGTCATCGGTAGT